GTGTGGTGTTATCTGCCTCGTCGATGATAATGACTTTATGTTTGGCATCAGATGAGAGTGATACGGTTGATGCAAAGTTCTTTGCGTTGTTTCGGACAGTATCGAGGAATCTTCCTTCGTCCGATCCGTTGATAACATAAGAATCTACTCCTAGTTCAGCACAAAGTGCTTTTGCTACTGTTGTCTTTCCACATCCAGCAGGACCAGAGAGAAGTAGATTAGGCACCTCACCTGTATTTAGAAAATCCATAAAGGTTTTCTTTATATTCTCTGGAAGGATGCACTCTTTAATTGTTTTGGGTCTGTATTTTTCAACCCACAAAAATTCATCACGCATAATTAAGAAAACTGTCGAAGTTGAGTGAGAATTGTTTTATATGCTTCTACTATATCACCTTCATCATTTCTAAACAAGTCCTTATCAAACCTTTCCTTTGTACCCTTTTTCCAGAGTCGCATGTTGTCAGGTGATAGTTCATCAGCCAAGAATAAATCGCCGTGAGCATCATGTCCAAACTCCAATTTAAAATCTACTAAATCCATACCCATAAGTAAGAATAATTGTTGTAGAACAACATTAATATCAAGTGCTCTTTCAATAAGAGGTTTAGTATTAACCCCCATTAATTTTACACGATCAGATGTAAGTAAAGGATCATTCTTACTATCATCCTTTAAAAAGAACTCAACAATGGGTGGTTGAATGAGAGTACCTTCACTAAGATGAGTAGTCTTAACAATAGAACCTGCAGCAATATTTCTAACAATAACTTCTACAGGAATGATAGTAAGTTTTTTACATATCAAAGAATTAAGCCCATCCAATTCTAAAAAATGTGACCTAACACCATGTTCATGTAATTTTTCAAAGAGTAAGGCAGAAATGAGACAACAAGTAGCACCCTTATCTTTAGGATACTCTACCAACTTACCATTACCTGCAGTCACTTTATCATGAAATACAATCTTTACCTTCTCAGGTTCTGATTCTACATCATAAACTGTCTTTACCTTTCCTTGTATAATTTTAGTTTTAGTCATAAATCATTCCAATGACGGATTACTCCACCAACAATAAAACAGTTAGTAATAAGATAAGAAACAAATATGAAAGAACGTACTAAAACAATGTGATTATCGTATCGTTTAGTTCTTTCATCAGAGAAACTACCTAACGCATACTTCCATATTCTCCATAATTTTAACATTAACCAAAGGTAGAATCTGGTTCTAATGCAATAAAGTAAGTCAAATCCTGATTCTTATTAGTGAATCTTGATAAATTTGATTTTGAACAAACAACACTATAAGTTCCTGGTAGGATCTTAATATTCTCAACTTTAAAGTTGAATGAGAATGCTGCATCTGTTTCTCCTACAATAATAGAAAAATCATTTGAAGTTTCATTCTTCTTATCACGAACAAGAACCTTAACAACACCATCACCACCAACTACAGCAAGATCAGGTAATTGATATATTTGTGCTGCTTTAAGCAACTTATCCAATTGTGATGTACTTAACTCAAAACTAACATCTTCAGTTGGTAAAGCAACCTCTTTATCTGGTGGAGTAATAATTACACTAGCATCTGCAAAGAAATACTTGGAACGCATTCTACCTTCCTTAATTACCACATAACTATCATCCTCAAAATCTAATTCTGGGATATGTGGTTTATGCAATTCAAGACCATTTAAAAATTGGCTGAGATCATAGATACCAAAATCTTTAGGGAATTCTTCTTCAACTGTTGCTTCAGCAAGAATGTTCTTCATAACACTAATGGTACGAAGTGTACTACCCTTCTTAAAAAGAATAGATTGATTTATATCCTTAAAATTCTTAAGGAGTGAAAGAGTTTTGTCAGAAAGTTTCATAACCACGGGTCGGAGTTTCATTGTTTGTTGTGTTGCCACTGAAATAGTATAACAGAAGGCAGTAATGCATTGCCTTTAGTATATCACGTTTTGCCTGTCCTTTTTTATCATACCGTGCAAGATACTTAATAGCATTAGAACGACAGAAAGACTCTGCATCACCTACAGACTGAATAAGATCCAATGTCTGTGTACTATTTTGATCTGAGGTATAATGTCCAGAATATGTTGAAGAAATATAATCTTTGAGGTCTTTAATACCAGATTCTTCTTCATACTTTTGAGATTTATATTTTAAATTGGGTTCTGGTTTAATATCTGTGCCAGGAAAATGATGAGCATAAACATCATCAACTTCAGTACCAGGTGCCTCCCTTTTCATAGAACCTAAAGTTGGATAACAATCATCTTTTAATGTTGTTGGCCAGACTTGCTTTGAAAATTTCCCAACTACTTTCTCTGCCCTTTTAATATCTTTTGGATCAGTAAAGGGATTATCTAAATTCACATCATTCCGATCATAATTATAATAAGGATCAGAATGTTCAACCTTGTCCGTCATAATAGGATACTCCTTGTCCATGTCTCCATAAAGTTCTTCGTAAGCTAACCACCATGCCATATTATATCATCCCTCCTCCGTCTTGGCAAATTCAACTACATTACTAGGTAGTTCAAAATCTGCATCTACCTTATCATATAGTTCAATAAATGCTTGCTTTGTTTCATCATCAAAACGATTTACACATACTTGAATTGCCTTTGCTTTATCTTTGAAAATAGAGAAAGCACGAACAATATGAACTAAACGACGAGTGCTAATAATCTCCTCAATTCCTCCATCATAGAAGGTCTTGCGAATAATGTCACCCCAATCTACTAAACGTGCAAGAAAGTCTGTATCAGTAACACCGAGAGTAGCAGCAACTCCACCCAGAATCTTCTTCTCCACACTTACTGGTGGATACTCTTGCTCAAAGGTTACTGGGAATCTTTCAAGGAAGGCTTCGTTGAGCACGTTAGTTCCAATAAATCTTCCGTCGTCTGAACCTTTACCTTTAGTATTTGCGGTGGCGATGACGTTGAATCCTCCTGTTGGTTCGATGAACTTTCCAATCTTTTTAAGGAAAATTCCCTTACCTTCAAGGATGGGTTGGAGACAGAGAATCTTGTTTGAGGCAAGGTCGATTTCGTCAAGGAGCAAGATAGCCCCTCGCTGGAGAGCTTCAATAACTGGACCGTTGTGCCAGACTGTGGCACCGTCAACAAGGCGGAAGCCACCAATGAGATCATCTTCATCTGTTTCGATAGTAATGTTTACCCGAATAAGCTCTCTTCCAAGTTGAGCACATACTTGCTCTACTCCAAAAGTTTTCCCATTACCGGAAAGACCTGTAATGAAAGTAGGGTAAAACAACTTAGAATGAATAATCCTTTTAAGGTCGTTAAAAGGGCCGAACTTGACGAATGTGTCATCTTTTTGAGGAATTAAATTTTGTTGAACTTGAGGTTCTACAGCAGGGGCACTAAAAGACTTCTCAATATTCTCAACTATTCTTGGAGTAACTTCCAAATTCCATTTACCACGACCAACTTTAAACTGTTCGATTTTCTTCGTGACAGTCTGATAAGCAATATCATTCATCACACAGAATCCACGGACATCAGCAGCAGTAAACTCTGTTCCGTAATTACTTCTTAGTCCTTCAATAATTTCTTCACGAGTCATTTTGATCTCGAACATAATTTAGTTGTTTCAATAATCATATTATAAAGGGTAATGGAACGATTTATTCCACTCAGTGGTCACTTTGTTTACTGTCTCCCTCAAACCCTTCTTTCACCATCTCATTAAATTCCTTAAATGAAGATGAGCAATCAGGAGGATCAGGATACTTATATCCTTTCATCTTTCTCCAATCACCATGCATTGCACCAAGAATCCATGACTGAGAAAGACTTCGAGGTCCATTCTCCAAAATCTCTAATTGGTACTTGGAAAGTCGTTTTGATTCTTTAAACTCTGACCTCCAATTAGAATCATCCCAAGGAACATCTTTACTCATGCTACTAAAGAAATAAACTCTGCAAGGACCTTTTTATTTAGTTTTTTAGTCTTGAGGGATTTTACAAATGCTCTCTTGATTTGTGCTTTAGTCGCATCATCATCAACATCAAACTCTGCATCTTGAGCTAATGTAGCAGAGGATAAACCAAAGTATGCATTGTATCCAGAATTAGTAATAGTAAAACTCTTATTCTTTCTCCAATCACTCATTATCTTTTCATTCTCTCCATGATAAAGACGAATGAAATATTTTGCATCACGATTTGCAAGAACACGAATACCTATAAAATTAGTAGATGGAAATTTATCTTGAAGATTCTTTAATAAAGCATCTGTGAAATCGTGATATCCATACTTCAGTTTATAAGTCTTACCTAATTTACGATCTCTCAAGAATGATCTATCACCATGACAATTACGAGCACCCAAATACTCTTCACTCTCCCAATGACGTTTTACTATTGTATGATGGGGTAATTGAGAACCTTCACCATCTGATAATACAATACACTGAACTTTCTCTACATTATTCTCCTTCTTAAATTTTGGAAGGATCTGATGAAGAGCAATTAACGATTCATTCAATGGAGTTCCTGAAAGATGCAATCTTCTATAATAACTATAACAAGTACGATTTGCAAAAGCATAAGCATGTCTCCAAATGTTTATCATCTGATGCTCTAATGTTTTGCCATTTACTTTACTAGTAAAAATATTCAATAAATTAAACTCATCTTCTATAAGAAATACACCCTCTTTCTTTTCATAATGAGGTCTTAGAACTTTATCAATTCTCCTATTCCATTCCTGCGTAAAAGCATAAACCTCAAAAGGAATCTGAACTTTCTTACAGAACCAAATCAAATTATACAGTTGCTTCAAAGTATCTTGAAGAACATACTGCATAGAACCAGACCAATCCAAAATAAACACTAGACCATGATTCTTACCATCAGGAAGAACAGTTACCTTCTTAAAAAGATCTTCACTGAATCTATATGACGAAAGCTTCTCTGTATCGAGAACCCCAGTACGACTTGTAGCAGCACGAGCATAAGCACTAGCTGATTTCCTACATTCAAATTCTTTGACAAGGTAGCTGACTTCTTTCTGGGCATCTTTCTTGAACTTGTTAAATTCTAAATCTGCTGGTGAAAAAGGATCTCTAGGATACAAATACTCTAAATCTACAGAAATTTCATCTGCATGTTTTGAACGAGTTTCAGTATATTC